GCGGCTGATGCTGCGCAAGCTAGAGCGGCTATTCGCTTTGATATGATGAAGCTGGTGGCGGAACTCGACAAGCGAATCACACTTATTGAGAAGGGGAAGTAAGATGGACTTACTGAAGCAATTTGGCCCCCTACTTGGTCAACTAGCCCCCTCAATCGCCACGGCGCTGGGTGGCCCATTGGCTGGCGTTGCCGTAAAGACGTTATCTAGCGCCCTCTTTGGTCACGAAGACGGCACTGAGGAACAGATCTCTGCGGCTATGGCTACAGCCACGCCTGACCAGCTTGCCGCTATCAAGAAGATTGACGCTGACTTTAAGGTCCAGATGAAGTCTCTGGACATTGATCTGGAGCGCATCGCAGCCGGTGATCGTGACAGCGCCCGGCAGATGCAGCGGGACACCAAGGACTGGGTGCCCAAAGTTCTTGCCATCGTCATCACACTGGGTTTCTTTGGCATTCTAATTTGGATGCTTCTCAATGGGATGCCCAAGACTGGTACAGAGGCGCTTTTGATGATGCTGGGCGCTCTGGGAACCGCATGGACCGGTGTGGTCAATTTCTATTACGGCTCGTCTGCTGGCTCCAAAGCCAAGAACGACATGCTTGCTGCAAAGGACAAGTGACATGCAAGAGAACTGGGATGCCAGCTTTAAGATGGTACTGGCTCATGAAGGCGGATATGTGAACGATCCCCGCGACCCTGGTGGTCGCACAAACCTTGGTGTTACTCAGCGCGCCTGGGAAGCTTATCTAAACCGCGATGTGACTGAGACTGAGATGCGCGCACTGACGCCTGAGGTGGTTAAACCCTTCTACAAGGCCATGTATTGGGACAAGATTAAAGGCGACCAGCTTCCTTCTGGCGCGGATTACGCAGCCTATGACTTGGCTGTTAACTCCGGGGTTGGCCGGGCGGCAAAATACCTTCAAGAGATTGCTGGTGTAACTGCTGATGGCGTAATTGGCCCCAAGTCCTTAGAAGCTATCAAAGCTTGTGATCCTCAAGAACTGGCTGATGCACTTTGCAATAAGCGGCTTGATTTCTTGAAGCGGCTTCCAACTTTTGAGACTTTTGGCAAAGGTTGGAGCCGCCGTGTTGCCGAGGTCAAAGAAAAGGCCATGAGCATGACAACCTAAAGGGAATGGTGCTATAGTGGGCTGATCGCGGGGTTACCATGACTACAGGTCTCACATATTCTGAATATGTCACTCAGATCGCAACCATGGCCGTTGTGGCTGAGACTGATCCTGCGTTCGTGACGATCTTGCCGTCCATGATCACCTATGCTGAGAACCGGATGTACCGTGACATTGACTTTATGTTCACGTCTACGTCCCTGCACGGCGTCAGCTTTGTTTTGACACCCGGCAACAGAAACTTGTCTTTTGACATAAACTTAGCTTTAAATTCAGATGCGCAGTCTGGTACGTTTGTTGTTAGCGAACAGATCAATCTTTTGGTTGGCTACAATGGCGATGCTGCTGACACGACGAACCCAGATGAATGTGAGCGCATTCCTTTGCTGCCCACCACCAAAGAGTTCTTAGACGCTGTCTGTGGCTCTTCGTTGCAAACTAATTGGGGCAAACCTCAGTATTTTGTGCCATTCAATGAAACCCTCTTCTTTGTTGGCCCAGTTCCAGATCAGGCATACCCAGTTGAGGTTGTAGGCACGTATCGACCTAATAGCTTGTCTGACACCAATACAACGACATTCATCAGCCTCTATTTGCCTGATGTGTTCATCATGGCTTCTATGATCTACATCAGCGCGTATCAGCGCAACTTTGGCCGCGCCAATGATGACCCGCAGATGGCTGTGACCTATGAGAGCCAGTATCAAGCGCTGTTGAAAAGCGCCCTTGTTGAAGAAGCTCGCAAAAAGTTCGATGCTTCCGGTTGGTCGTCGCAGTCTCCGTCGCCCGTCGCCACCCCAACAAGGGGTTAAGACATGCCGCATAATTCGCTCAAACTTATGCCGGGTGTCGATCAAAATAAGACACCCGCCCTCAATGAGGCTGCTATATCTGAGAGCCAACTTGTCCGGTTTATCCCGGATCGCACTCTTGGTGGGCTAGTGCAGAAGCTGGGTGGTTGGACCCGATTCTATGCAAACCAAATTGGCTCAACTATTCGCGCTCTATGGGCCTGGGAAGATACCAATGCTAACTCATACTTAGCTGTTGGCGCAGACGGAGCAGCTCCTATACAAGTGACGGGTGCAAGCGGAAATGGAACTACGGCTACGTTGACGTTTACCGGCCCGTTTATTTTTAACGTCAATCAAAGGATTTTGATAAGTGGCATAAGCCCCAGTGGGTACAATGGCACTTATGTGGTTACGGCTGCTACTTCTACCAGTGTCTCATATGCCAACGCGACAACTACTGCATATGTATCTGGCGGGACAATCACTGGCGGGGGCAACTCTCTTGGGATCATCACTTCAGGTGGAAGCCAAGACATCACCCCAGAGCAAACAACCCGCAACACAACCGTTAATTTCAGCACCACATCGGGTAGCAATGCGGTTGTTATTGTCGATACAGCCAGCGGTACAAATGACTACTATGTCGTTGATATTCAAACACAAATTAGCGTTGGGGGTATTGTCCTATTTGGTCAGTACCAAGTTTCAAACCCAACACTAAACGCAAACCAATACACGATCTATGCAGCTAATCTTGCAACCTCAACTGTTGCTAATGGCGGCGCAGTCCCATTGTTCACTACTGCAAATGGTGTGAATGCTGTTTCTGTGACGCTCAACAACCATGGATATTTGGTTGGCGATACGTTTCCGGCCCTAGTCGCAACGTCTCTTGGCGGGGTGACAATCTATGGGAACTACACCGTCAATAGCGTCACAAGCGCCAATGTTTTTGTGATTGCTGCTTCGACATCAGCTACATCTTCGACATCCGCCTCCATGAATGGCGGACAAGTCCATTTTCTCTACCACAATGGCGTTGGCACGTATCCTCCGGGTGCTGGCTACGGCATTGCAGGGTATGGTTTCTACGGGTATGGTGGCGTTGTCCCGACTGCTTATCGGGGTGTTCCAATAAACGCGATTGACTGGACCTTAGACAATTGGGGTCAAATCCTCATTGCTAACCCATTGGGTGGCCCAATTTATGCCTGGGATCCCACTCAAGGGACGGCAGTTGCGAACATTATTGTAGCAGCCCCGCCAGTCAATCAGGGCATTTTTGTAGCTATGCCCCAGCGCCAGATCATTGCGTGGGGAACCACATTTAATGGCATCACAGACCCAATGCTGATCCGTTGGTGTGATGTTAACAACTATGATGACTGGACAGCTACGATCACAAATCAGGCTGGCAGCTATCGCATACCTAAAGGTTCCACTATCATCCAAGGTATTCAGGCGGGACAACAAGGCTTGATTTGGACAGATCTTGGCATCTGGGCGATGCAATATGTTGGCCCCCCGTATGTCTATCAGTTCAACGAACTTGGCACCGGCTGTGGCCTCGTTGGACGCAAAGCTGCCGCATCAATGGGTGGAGTTGTCTACTGGATGGGCCAGAGCCAATTCTATCGGCTCGCGGGCGGCGGTGTTGAGCCAATTAGATGCCCTGTATGGGATGTGGTGTTCCAAGATCTGGATACCAGCAATCTTGACCGTATTCGGGTTTGCACCAATTCTCGATTTGGCGAAATTGCGTGGCATTTCCCGACTAATGGGAACGGCGGCGAGAACTACGGTTACGTCAAATACAACGTGGTATTGGACCAATGGGATTATGGGTCCAACTCGGCGGCTAACCCTTATGTAGCGCGGTCTGCCTGGATCAATCAGTCGGTTCTTGGCCCCCCTATTGGCGCGGGTCTGAACCAGTATCTGTATCAACATGAAACTTCTACAGATGCTGATGGCGTGGCAATGGATAGCTATTTCCAGACGGGCTACTTTGCTCTGACGGAAGCAGATGTGAAGAGCTTCATCGACCAAGTCTGGCCTGATATGAAGTGGGGCTACTTTGGAGGTACGCAGGGCGCTAACATCCTGTTGACCTTCTACGTGACTGATTATCCCGGCCAGACGCCGATTGCCTATGGGCCGTATACGCTAACGCAGGCAACCACATACATCACGCCCAGGTTTCGTGGCCGCTTAGTTGCGATCCGCATTGAGAGCAATGATATCGGCTCCTTTTGGAGACTTGGCAATATCCGTTATCGCATTCAAGCGGACGGCCGATTCTAGAACGGAGCTTTAACTAATGCCCGCATCGCTTGACGATATTCTCACCGCCCAGAAGAACGGCGTTGTCGCCATCAACGGTTTGAATCAGACGATGAGGCTGATTGAAGCTGATTTGCCGTGTATCTGCACTAATTTGGCGCTTCTCGTCACGGCAATCAATGGCGTGGCTGGCAACACATATCCGTCCACCGCCAGCGCCACCATTGCTGCCTCCACGACAACGCTTGTGGTTGCTGGGTCTGGCAAAGTTTTTAGCGTATCAATTCCCGTACATGCCGGGTCTGCGCAGGTCTACATCTATGATTCGGCGACAACTGGTGGCATATCAGCGGCAAATTTGCTCTATGCATCTCTGCCATCCAATGCGGCCTCTTTCACCCCATACCAAGATGTGAAGCTGCCGTATAAGAATGGCCTAGTTCTAAAAACTGACGCCGGGATGAACTTCTGTGTCGGCTACACGCCAAATCCATGAGGATGCCATGCCGCTGAAAAAGGGTTCCTCCAAGGCTGTTGTGAGTTCCAACATTGGGGAACTTGTGAAATCTGGTCACCCCCAGAAACAGGCTATTGCCATTGCTCTAAGCGAATCACGCAAGAAGCGAGCTTCCGGTGGGACCATGACAAAAACTGTCACCGCGCCAAAGATGAGTGGCATCAAAGCTCATGTTGGCCCCATTCACAGTTCCGTGGCGGGGCGAACGGATCATCTTCCAATGCATGTTCCATCTGGATCTTATGTGGTTCCAGCAGACATAATCTCGGCAATGGGCGAAGGCAATACCATGGCCGGGTTCAAGATCATGAACGACATTACAAAGATGTATGGCGGTCTCCCCAAGGCATTTGCTGACGGTGGCATGGCTGGCGAGAAGGTTCCGATTGTTGCTGCTGGCGGGGAATACGTAATCCCTCCTGAGGTGGTGATTAATGTCGGGAATGGGGATATGAATGCAGGGCATACGGAGTTGGATGATTTTGTGCTGAAGATGCGGGCTAAGACCGTAAAGACGCTCAAAGGTCTGGCGCCGCCAAAGAAGAACTAGGGGGTAGTTCATGTCAGAAGATATCGGTGTAAGAATTGGTGGCCCGGAAGATGTCCACCCCATGATGGAGTTGGCGCTTCAGGCTTGCGAAGAAAATGGGTTTGTAGACCCAAATCCCCAGAAGCTTTTGGCTGAAATCTGGCCTGCTCTTAATCTTGACCATGGCTTAGTCGGTATTATTCAAGATGGCGGGGGCCAACTTGAGGGTGCCATCCTTCTCAGAGTGGGGCCGATGTGGTACTCTGACGCCAATGTACTGGAAGAAAGAGCTATTTTCATCCACCCAGAGTTTCGCAACGCAAAAGGTGGGAGAGCCCGTCGCCTTTGCGAGTTCTCTAAAAGGGCGGCTGATACCTTGGAAGTGCCTTTAATGATTGGTGTTTTGTCAAATCACCGGACTGAGGCTAAGGTGCGCTTGTACGAGCGTCAATTTGGTAAGCCAAGTGGCGCGTTCTTCCTGTATAATGCACGAACTGGCACTCAACGAGTGGCTGCGGAGTAGACAATATGGGTGGCGGCGGAAAAGGTGGTACAACCACTTCATCTCAGACGGTCTCAATTCCGCCCGAAGTTTTGGCGCGGTACAATTCTGTCAACGCTCGTGCAGAGACAACCGCTGAGCAGCCATTTCAGCAATACGGTGGGGAGTTTGTTGCCCCGCTGACGCCGACACAGCAGGCTGGCACTCAAGCCACTAATGCCGCTGCTGGGCAAGCTCAGCCATACTATGGGGCGGCTACGGCTCTTACCCTTGGCGGGGCTAAAAATGTCGGCCCTCTTACCCAGGGGCAGATTGGCTATTACCAGAACCCATATACTCAGGCTGTAGTTAACCCTACGGTCCAGGCTCTCCAGCAGCAGCAGGGCCAGCAGCTTGCTGAGCAGCAGGCGCAGGCTATCAAAGGCGGCGCTTTTGGTGGCGATAGAGCAAATCTCCAGCGCTCTCAGCTTCAAGGCCAACAGAACTTGGCTCTTGGTCAAGCAATCGCACCTCTATATCAGCAGGGTTATGGGCAAGCGGTTCAGACTGCTCAGACGCAACAGGGCGTTGTTGCCTCGGATCTTGCCCGTCAGATGCAGGCTGGTCAACAAGTTGCTGGCCTTGGTACTGGCGCTCAACAGGCTTCATTGCAGGGCGCACAGGCGCAGTTGGCGGCTGGTCAAGTCGGGCAGCAGACCCAGCAGGCGCAGGACACGGCTCAGTATCAGCAGTTCCTGCAAGAGCGTGGCTATCCATTCCAAGTGGCTCAGTTCTTGGCGAACATTGCCATGGGCACTGGCGCGCTGTCTGGTTCGACCACATCGGGCACTCAGACTGCACCGGGCGGCTTTTTCTCCGATAAGCGCCTGAAGAATGACGTTAAGGAGATTGGCGAGACCCATGATGGTCAGCCCATCTACAGCTATAAGTACAATGGAGATGACCGCACCCAAATCGGTCTGATGGCGCAGGATGTCGAGAAAAAGCATCCCGATGCCGTGGGCCTCATGGGTGGCTATAAGACCGTTGACTACAAGAAGGCTACTGAAGGCGCTGAGCGTACCCATAAGGATATGGGCGGCGGTTTGATGCCTCAAATGCTGACGCCAGAAATGGAAGCTGGTGATACAACGCCATCTGTTGAAATGTCTGGTATGACGCCGGAAAATGCAAATGCCGCATACAACAGCAGCAGCCCTAATCCGACATATGGCTGGGGTCCAAGGCAAGACACAGCCGTCGCGCTACGTGGATCTTGGAGAGATTTGCCTGCAAGCAGGCTGACAAACACGCCAGATGATCGCAATTATAGTGGCTCTGAAGCCATGCGAAATGCTCCCGGCGCACGTTATGGCCGCGCCATGGGTGGTGGCCTTGTGCCTGATGGATTTGATCCTAATTCTATGGGTGGAGCGGTCAGTCCCGATATGGCTGGCGAAGCGTTCATGCGCGGTGGTTATGTCGCTGGCGGTCTCGTCGATTCAAACGACTGGTCTAGCATTGTCGCTGCTAACAAGCAGGCCCTTGGCATGTATGGTGGGCAACAGCCCATGGGTGGCGCTCCTGGGGCTACCGGCATCGTACCTGCGGCAACAATCCATGTTCCTAAACCTATTGAAGCTGCCAAGATGTCGATGCCTGCGCAGCGTCCGGGCGGTCTCTCTACGGCTATGCAGACTGGCAAAGATATCGCTGGCACATACAGTATGGGCAAAGCAGGCCTTATTGGGTCAGCCAAAACAGCCGCAGATCCTGAGGGGGCCGCTGGCCTTATCGGTGGCCAAGGGAAATGGGGCGGGCAAAACATCTTCTCCAAGGCAAAAGATTGGCTAAGCCCATCTTCTGAATCTACCGGGGGTCTTATTGTCCCGCGCCACGCATATGCTGATGGCGGCGGCGATAGCCAAGGTGATGAAGCTGTTCCGTATGATCCCAGTGATGTGATGGGTGGCAAAGATCCGATGGAGGGTGTCCTCAAAGCCGGTTCTCAGCATCCGCAACAATTAAAAGCTGCTCAATTGTCTATGGGATCAGGCGGGCCGCAGGGTGGGGGCCTCCTTGGCGCGGCTAAAGATGCCGCTGGACTTTTTGGCACAGCAAAAATGCTGGGAGAAGGTGCATCTTGGTTGGGCAGCACTGCTATACCGTTCTTGTTTGCGGCTGATGGCGGGCGCATTTCTGCATATGCAGATGGCGGTCTTATTCCCCGCCAAGGGTATGCCACTCAGGGCGCAACTGATGTCCCTGCAGACTATTCCCCTGAAGCAGATATGCCATCTCCCAATGCGCAGGAAGCTGGGCTTGTAGTTGAGAAGCCTAGGGATACGGGTTCTCTTTTTGCTGGCATTGAAGACAAATATGGTCTCCCTTCTGGGTATTTGAACCGCGCTTGGCAAATGGAAAGCAGCGCTGGTCAAGATATGAAGAGCCCAGATTCATCTGCTCGCGGGCATTTTCAATTTATCAAAGGTACCCAAAATCAAATGGGGCTCAAAGATCCTTATGATCTTGCGGAATCTGCAGACGCTGCTGGCCGTTATGCGGCGCAGAACAAAAAATTCCTTCAGCTTCATGGTGTTGAAGAGCCAAGTGCTGGGCACCTTTATCTTGCTCATCAGCAGGGTCCACTGGGCGCTGTACGTCTTTTGAACGCTAAAGATCGTCCTGCTGGATTGGCGGTTGGCAATGACGCCGCCATTTCTGGCAATGCGGGCGACCCTAATGCCTCAGGATCTGCTTTTGCTAATCAGATCATGAACAAATTTGCAGGCATCAAGGGACCCGCATCTGGGTCAATACCTGAAGGCGCGCCTCGTCCTCCAGGGGTTATGGGCGGAACTGATGCGCGGGCTACTTCTTCTGGCGCGGAGGGCAAGAAAAGCATTGGAGACGTAGTCACCTCTGAAGGTTTCATTGTCCCCGCTTTGGGATTCCTCGGCTCTATGCTGGCATCTAATAGGCCAAATCTTGGGCAAGCCCTTGGCGAAGGTATCATGGGCGGTGTTGGTGCTTACCAGAGCCAACGCAAGATGGCTGCCGACATTCCCAAGACTGAAGCGCAGACTAAGCTTGAGTTGGCGCAAGCGGGACAAGTTCAGCAAGCTACCAAGAACCTGCGCAGCGGCATGTATGTTGTTTCTCGGAATGCTCTTGGTGAAATGCAGCTATTTGATAAGGAGAACCCCACAGCTCCGGTTATAAAATTGACCGATAAACTGGGCCGTCCGCTTCCCGGTCGAGAAGATTTGGCAAACGAAGCCAAGAAGCTAGAAGAAACCTCTGGCGCGACTTCGGCGTCTGGGGTGCAGCCTGGGCAACTGGTTTCTGATCCTACGAAGCTTACTGCAAAACCGACAGATGTGAACAAGTGGACCCCCACGTTGTCAATGCCGGAAAATTATATCGCCCCCAATGTGGAAACATCCCTTGGGGTTAATCCAGCTACTGGTGAGCCGCCAAAAGATGCGGAGAAAATTACTACGGATGCTCAAAACTCCGTTATTAACATGGAGGCAACAGCCAGAAGTCAAGCTAGTGCTAGATTGCAGCTTAACCAACTAATTCAGCAGTTTGATGCTATACCGCAAGACGGTTGGACATCAACTGGCGCTGGCAATGCCAAAAGAAATCAAATTTTGGCAGAAGTTAATGGTATCTTGGGGGTTTTGGGCGCTGAAAAAATTGCTGCCCCAGCACAAGGTTTTTTTGAAGCTGCTCAAAAAGGCACATTTAGCCTTGGAACGAAGGTGGCCAATTCCATTGGCACAAGAGAACCTGGGTATATCGTAAGCCAAGCTGTCAAAAGTCAGCCTGGGACAGAGATGAGCAAAAAGGGCATTGATATTGTCACAGCTTCTATGCTGGCTCAAAATGACTATGACCAGGATAAAGCAAAGTTCTATAGGGACTATGTAAGCCGCTTCCATACATTAGAAGGTGCCGATAAGGCATTTGAGCATTATAATCCCGTAAAAATGTATGCGGATCGTGGGCTTGTTAATTCTATCTCTCAGCCAGACAAGCAAAAGCTGACTGGATTTGTTGAGCAGTACGGTTCGCAGTACCCCGGCAGAACGCAGCAGGCTATCCAGGCTTTTGAAAAAGAACACGGGTTGGGGACAGCTAAACTAGTCTTGGGGAGATAGTCATGGCTGATCAACCTCAAAATCTAGAGGCAGATGGACCCGCAATTCCTACTTTTGGCGATAAATCAAATGCGCCAAAAAGGCTTGCCCCAGAAACTGAAGGCCCAGCAATACCTACTTTTGGGGGGCGAGAAAACCCAGATCAAGTTGACTGGGAGAACATGCCCAAGTCAGAGGTTGCTTCTAGGGCGCTTGCAGCAGCACCCGCAAGCGCCTGGGGTGCCATTAAAGCCATCCCGGAAGCTATCTACAACTACCAGGAAACTGGTGAAGGTTTGAAGCAACTTGGACAAGGCATCGCATCCAAGGCTCGTGGCGCATTTGGTGCTGTACAGGACCCCGCCAAAAAGGCAGAGGACGAGGCCGTTCTAAATGCTATAGCAGCGCCCTTTACATCAGTTGCCGGGTTCAAGAAGGCTGTAGCGACGGACCCCTTTAGCGTTTTGTCTGTAGCCGCCATACCTCTTACTGGCGGGGCATCTGGGCTTGCGGCTGGATCCGAGGCTCTTGGCGCAGCATCTACAGCGGGCAAGATTGCATCTGCCGCTGGCAAAGCTGCAAAACTTGGAGCCCAGGTAGTAGATCCGCTTACCGGGGCGATTGGCCTTGGCAAGTTTGCGGCACAAAATATCGCCGCCCCAACGTTAAAGAAGACTGCATCTTTGGCTTCTGGTATTGGCCCAGAATCGCTTGAGCAAGTATATCAAACCGGCAAATCGTCCGATAAGGCCGTAAAAGATGGCTTTAACACTTGGGCTAAGGGCCAAGGAAATGCTGTCGATCTTTCGCAGGATATGGCAAAAAGTCTCACAAAACTTGAAAAAGACTCATATACTGGTTGGAAAAGCAGCAAAGAAGGCATTCTTGCTCAAAAAACAGATGTGCCATTTGACTCTGTTCTGAAGTCAATTCAAGAAGCCAGAGATACTATGGGGCCTATTGAAACGGGATGGGGCCCTAGTGCGAAAGCTCATGCGGCGCTAGATAACTTTGAAGCTGAGATCCAGAGAAGAGCAGCAGCGCCTGCGGGATCTGTAGAAAGAAGTTTAGGCGCTTTTGACCAATTGAAACGCAGTCTATGGAATGAAGCAAAAAGTGCCCCCCAAATGGAGGCACAAGCATATCATACCATCAGGAATGGCGTTTCCGATGCAATTGGGACCGTTGCGCCTAATTATCCTAGTCTTATGCATGACTATCAAGCCATGCGTGATGGGCTGCATGATATCAGGGCGACCCTTGGTACACGGGACAATGTTGCAGCCACTACAGAAATCTTAAAGCTGATCAAAGCTCAGAACGATGTGAGCAAAAACCAGCTTATAGCGCAACTTGCTAAGTATGATCCCACATTGTCGGCCAAGATTGCTGGTGCGGCTGTCAATCAAGCTGCTGGTCATCCTTCAGGGTGGACCCAGGCGTTAACTGCTGCTCAATGGGCTAACCTTGGTGCAGCGTTTGCCACCATGAACCCTGCGCACATAGGGGCTGCGGGTCTTGGACTTGTTGGGCAAAAGATACTTGGTTCCCCCGCCAATGTCAGTGGAATGACATATGCTCTTGGCAATCTTGCTGGCGCAGCGGAACCAGTACTTAAAAGCGCTCCTGCAAAAGCCGTTCCCTACGCGCAGAAGGCAGTTACATCGCCTCTTATGGGAATGCAGGGTGAGCTTGATCGCCAGCAGCGCAAATCAGGTGGCCGTGTCTCAGACAAGCTGGTAACCATGGTTGACCGCGCCAGAAAGAACATCAACAATCAGACGGAAAGCCTTCTTGGCACCCACGATAATCACGTGGCCCAGGCGCTGGAGATCGCTAACCGTAACCTTGAGGGCTGACTATGACGAGTACGTTCTCGACAAATAAGAACTTGGAGCTGCCTGCGAACGGCGACTACGTCAACACTTGGAACATCCCGGTCAACGGGGACATGTCCATCATTGACGCTGCCTTTGGCGGGACGACGAGCCTGAACGCTACGTCTGGCTCGGTCACGTTGACCTACACCCAATACCAGAAGCTGATCTTCAACGTCACGGGGGCGATCTCGGCGGATGTGACTTACACCATTCCTTCGGGGGTTGGCGGGCAGTGGGTGGTGAACAACGCCACGACGACCAGCAATGCGTCTCGGGTGATCTTCGCGTCCGGTGGCGGCGGGTCCAATCAAGTGGCCCCCCGTGGGTCTCAGGTCTCCATCGCTTGCAATGGGACGGACGTGTGGACGGTGTCGTCTGTTGGGTCGTCTGTCCCCACTGGCGGGGGCACTGACGCTATCTTCTACAACAACGGGCAGACGGTCACGACAGATTACACTATCCCTACGAACAACAATTCTGGTACATTCGGGCCGCTGACGATCAACTCCGGCGTCACGGTCACGGTTTCCTCAGGCTCGACATGGACGGTGGTTTGACATGCCCGTAGCGATCAAAGGAACTGGCGGCGGGTCCGTCACTCTCACGGCTGGCGCGGCGGCGACCGACACGACGCTGACGCTGCCTAATACGACCGGCACAGTGCTTCTTAATAACACGGCCGCAAATCAAAGCACGACCGCGCCAACTCAGCAGATTTTTACCTCCGGTTCAGGCACCTATACGAAACCTGCGGGGGTTGTGTGGGTGCGTGTCCGCATGGTCGGCGGCGGCGGCGGCGGTGGTGGTGGTGGCACTCAATCGTCATCTCCCGGAACTGTCGCCACATCAGGTGCAGCTACAACTTTTGGAACATCATTTCTTACTTGTAACGGTGGGGCAAACGCCCAAAACTACACCATCAATGCTATTGCTGGGAATGGCGGCACAGGTGGATCAGCCACAATAGGCTCTGGCGCAGTTGGGATTGCGTTATCAGGTGCCTCTGGCAATGGTGGGATGCAAACCAGCTCCACAAATGGAGGCGCTGGTGGGATGGGCGGGTCTACGCCATTTGGTGGCGGCGGTGGTGGCGGTCAGTGCCTTAGTGCGTCATCTGCAAATCCGGGTTTCCCCGGTGCTGCAAACACTGGTGGCGGCGGTGGTGGCGGCGGTGGACCCGGAACTGCATTTTTGGGTGCTGCTGGTGGTGGCGGCGGCTTCATTGACTGCATCATAGCGGCACCCAGCGCAACTTACTCTTATTCTGTTGGCACTGGCGGAGCTGCCGGTGGCGCAGGAACCAATGGGGGTGCTGGTGGCGCTGGTGGGTCTGGCGTCATCATCGTTGAAGAACACTACAACTACTAAGGAGCCACACCATGAGCATCATCCTCAACGGCTCTACCGGCATCACAACGCCAGCCGATTCAATCACAGGCAACGCGACTGTTGGCGGGACGCTGACGGTTACGGGGGCAACGACGCTTGCTGGAACAACGCTTGGCGCTACGACTGCCACATCTCTGACTATCGGTGGTGTCGCCCCTGTAGCAGTTGCTCCCGGCGCTGTCGGCAATGTGATATTCACTACAGATGGCTCTACGTGGTCTTCCACACAGAAGATTGTTCAAGGCACTGCGGTCGTGTCCACCAGCGGAACAAGCATTTCGTTCACCAGCATTCCATCTTGGGTGAAACGAATTACGCTTATGCTTCAAGGTGTTTCAACAACTGGAACAAGTAAAGTTCTTGTTCGAATTGGAACTTCAGGTGGCATCGCATCTACTGGTTATCTTGGATCAAATTTTGGAAATGGCATAGCAAACACGGAAACAACTGGATTTGCCGTTGCCCCTGAAATGACAGCGGCAATTTTATTTCACGGAGCAATGACTATTGCAAATTTTTCCGGCAACACTTGGGTTTCATCTGTTGCAATAGGAAGATCGGATGGACCAAATGCTTATGCGGGTGGAGGGTCATTGGCGCTTGCATCCGCATTAACACAATTATCTATCACCACCGTAAACGGCACCGACACCTTCGATGCTGGCTCTGTCAACATCTTCTACGAATAAGAGGCGACCATGGAACGCACCGAAGTTAACGTTCAGACCGGCGAAGTCACTGTGATTCAGTTCACGGCTGAAGAGGAAGCTGCTGCATTAACTTACGCTGCTTCATTGCCCGCGCCAGCTGAGCCAGCCAAGCCAACCCTTGAAGAGCTACAGGCCCAGCTTGCAGCCTTATCAGCGCAAATTGCTGCTTACGGAGCCGCTACATGAGCACTCTCAAATCCATCAACGTCGT